GGAAGTAAAGGATAGAATTTAGATATGCCATATATCGGAAAAGATCCTCAGTTTATATATACCTACACATCAGGTACCGCCACAGGCAATGGATCTACAACAGCTTTTACAATATCATCTGGTAGAAGTGTTGAAGATGTATTGGTATTTGTAAATGGATTTCAATTAACACCAACTACTGACTACACAATTTCAGGAACTACATTAACATTCCAAACTGCACCTGCTAACAATGCTGAGATTACTTATAGATATTTACCACTTGGTGGTGCTTATACTTCAGCTAACTTTACTGGTAATGGTTCAGCTACAACAATTACAATAGATGCTGGTAGAGCTGTCGCAGACATTTTAGTTGTGGTTAATGGATTAACTTTAGTTCCAACTGATGACTATACAATATCAGGTACAACTTTAACATTTGCTACTGCACCAGCTAACCTTGCAGAGATTACTGTAAGATACCTAAGATTAAGCTAATGAAACTAACTTGTAGGTTATCTTAATGGGAGCAATAGCAAGAAACGCAGCTAACAACATTACGACTTCAGGAGTATTTACATCTTCTGCTATAACAAACAATTCTGTTACAGGAATAACTGTACTTGCAAATGCTAGTGATGGTATAACTTTAATATCTTCACAAACTGCTTCTGATTCAGCTTCAATTAGTTTTACTTCAGGATTAACTTCAACTTATAAAGCATACAAGTTTGTGTTTAGTTCAATTAAACCAAGAGGTTCTAGTGTTTACTTTTCATTTCAAGGAGATACTTCAACAAACACAAATTACAATCAAACAATTACATCAACAACATTTTATGCTTATAATGCAGAATCTGATGGTGGTGCTTTACAATATGTTACATCAACAGACCAAGCACAAGGAACAGCTTTTCAATATTTACATTTTGGTAGTTTAGCTAATGATGCAGATACAAGTTTGTCAGGCACTCTACAATTATTCAATCCTGCATCTACAACTTATGTTAAACATTTTATATCAAATACAAACTCTATGTTAGGTGGTCCATTTTCTTCAAATGGTTTTGGTGCTGGTTATTTTAACACCACTTCTGCTATAACAAGAATACAATTTAAAATGTCTAGTGGAAACTTTGACGGAACAATTTACTTATATGGAATTAAATAACATGGCTACACTTTCACTACGTTCAAGTATAGAAATTCGCAAGGAGATTGCTCATGGGTAGCATAACTAGAAGTTTATCAAACAACATTACAACTGGTGGAGTTATACTTCCTGCTGGAATTACAAATGATTCAGTAAGTGCTGTAACTTCTTTTGCTAATGCTAGTGGTGGAACATTAATATTATTATCTACACAGACAGCTTCTAATAGTGCTAATATTTCATTTACAACAGGATTAAATAGTACTTATGATAAATATATATTTAAATTTATTAACATTAGACCAGCTACTAATGATGTTGGTTTTCATTTTCAAGGTTCTACTGATGGTGGTTCTAATTATGGTGTTACAATGACAACTACTGCTTTTAAATCATCTCATAATGAAGCAGATACATCTACTTCTCTTGCCTATACTACTGGTAATGATCTTGCTCAATCAACTTCTTATCAAGAAATTGGACAATGTGGAAATGATGCAGATCAAAATATAGCTTCAACATTAACATTGTTTAATCCAGCTAGTACTACATACGTTAAACATTTTATTATTAATACAAACTATTGCGATCATGGAGATGAAACTGTTAATGGTTTTTATGCAGGATATTTTAATACAACATCAGCTATTAATGCTCTTAATTTTAAAATGACTAGTGGTAATATTGCTGATGGTGTTATTAAATTATATGGAATTAAAAAATCATAGGATAAATTATGGGTTCAATTACTAGATCATTTGCAAACAACATAACTACAAGCGGTGTTCTATTACCAGCTTCATTAAATAATAATTCTATTTCAAATGTAACTGCTTACAATGCTGCAGTGGCTACTGGTAATATGGTATTAATAAGTTCGCAGACAGCTAGTAACTCAGCTTCTATTTCTTTTACTACTGGTATTGATTCTACTTATAAAGAGTATCAGTTTTGGTTTGTAGATATACACCCAAGAACTGATATTGTTGATTTTACATTCCAATTAAGCACAAATGGTGGAAGCACTTACGCAACAACTATTACATCAACTGCATTTAATGCAATTCATGATGAAGCAGATACTACAACTGAATTAGCTTATCAAACTGGAACAGATTTGGCACAATCAACTTCTTTTCAAATTTTAACAAGAGATATAGGTGCTGACGCAGACCAAAACTTAGGTGGAACTTTACTTTTATTTAATCCTGCAAGTACAACTTATGTTAAACATTTCATATCAAATGTTAATTTAGCAAATAGAGCAGACTATACTGTTAATATGTATGTAGCTGGATATGGAAATACAACAAGTGCTGTTAATGCTATACAATTCAAGATGTCTAGTGGAAACTTTGATGGAACAATACTTATGTATGGGATAAAATGACATTGACTAATTCAATTAACAATAATAAATAGGAGATAATATGGCAGAACATAAATTAGTAGATGGTGTTCAAATAGAACTTACATCACAAGAAATAGCACAAAGACAAGCTGAAGAAGATGCTTGGAATGCAGGAGCATTTGATCGTGCTATGCAATCATTAAGAGCTAAACGTAATTCATTATTAGCATCTACAGATTACCTAGCGTTATCTGACAATACATTGACATCTGAGATGTCAGCGTACAGACAGGCACTTAGAGATATAACTGAAGGTTTATCCACAGTTGAACAAGTTAATTCAATAGTATTTCCAGTTAAACCATAATACATATTCTAACCTAGAAAGGTTATGAATATACTCATTGCAATCCCATGCTTAAATATGCAAAGCATATTTATTAATTGTATCGCTGATATACTATGAACATATTGATAGCGATACCATGCTATGGTGGAAATGTTTCTAATTTAACATTCCATTCCATATTAAATACATTACGTTGGTTAAACGATCAGGGACATAATATTAGAGTTGAAACCTTACCAACTGAATCCTTAATCAATCGTGCTAGAAATAAGTTTGTAACTAAGTTCCTGGATAATAAAGAATTTAATGGTACACACCTTTTATTCATTGATGCTGACATAGGTTTTACAATTGATAATCTAAAAAGAATAATAGACTTTAATAAAGATGTTGTAACCTGCACTTATCCTGTTAAAGGTTTTTACTGGCAGCAATTACTAGATCGTATCAAGAAGAATACAAATATAGATGAGAAACTAATGCGTGATTATCTATTACAGTTTAATGTTAATCTATATCCTAACACAGAATTTAGAGATGGCTTTGCAAGAGTAAAAGAAAGTGCCACAGGTTTTATGATGATTAAACGTGAAGTCTTTACTACTATTATGGATAAGAATCCTCAGCTTAAATACAAACCAGATTTGAGAACAGGTATAGAAGGATCAGATAATGCTTTTGATTTTTTTCCTGTTGGAATTTATAAAGAAAAAGATGGTGTTAATAGATTCTTATCTGAAGATTATTACTTCTGTAGATTAGCTGAAGAGTGTGGCTTTGAGATCTGGACTGATCTATCTACTCCTATAAATCATTTGGGTAGCACAGAGTATTATGGCAAATTTATTGACCAGATAAATAGACGTTAAGTCTTGTAAATATAATAGTTAATACTATATGAGCTCCATAACCAATGGAGAATAACATGTTAAACTATACTGACATCAAGTCATACTGGAATAAATTCTTTAATGATTATGCAGCAGACGTTAAGTCTTTCTGGAATAATTATTTAGAAGCAGTAGAAAAAATATATAAAAATAAATAAATAATAATTGTAAAACAATAAGTTATAAAAAATAATTTTATTTACTTATTATTCAATTAACCTTATCTCGCCACTGCCAATCAACTAATAGGAGTTATATGGCAAAGAAAAGTAAATCGCCTACAGAACTTATCTATGAGATCAAGGATCTATTGGATGATCTCCAATTGAAACTAGATCCAGATGATGCTCACGTAGCATATGAAGATGAGTTAGACGATGAGCTAGACGAAGATGATCTAGACATTGATGATGAGGATGAAGAAGATTAAGTAATCCTTACAGTATTGGTGGCAGCAATGCCACCTTTACTTATCCACATATTCATATAACTAATCATAATGAAATTTTTATTAATCTTTACCATTTGCTCAATGGTTAATGGTAACTGCCTAGACGTAATGAGTACAGGTAAGAAGTTTAATACCTTTAGGGAATGCACCATAGCTGGCTATGAGTTTATAGCAGAGCAGAATAAACTATTCCCATTAGATCAGTTTGAGAAAGTCAAACCATCCTTTCATTTTGACTGTATAGAAACACCAGAAAAATCCATATAATTACAATCTTTAATTGACTTTTTATCCACAACCACTATAGGTGGTGTATGAAGAGAAAGAAAACAGCTATATCTGCTACAGCCATAAGACTATCTTCTTATGAGAAGTATTCCAAAGAAAGAATGGATACAATCATTAAAAGATTAGATGATCTTACAGCTGAAGTTAAAGATTTAAGAACTGATGTGAGTATGGGTAAAGGTGTCATAGCATTTCTAGTAATCATTGGTAGCATAGCAGGTTCAATCATAGGTTTCTTTCAATTCAAAAACTAAAACAACAAAGGCGTACATTGCGAAAGGCAGACAAAGGATTAGTATCCGAAGCATTAGCTCAAGCATACTTTGCTAGAGATCCAAACCTTATTGTATTCACAGCACTAGGTGGTGTTGGTCCAGTAGATATTTGTACATACAATATTAAAACAAAAGAGTATTGCAACTATGACGTTAAGACTGTGTCATATAGAAAATCAAATACTAAATATGGTCATAAGAATAATGATCGTATAAATAGAACTCCATCAAAAATACAAAAGAATATGAATGTTAGAATTGTATATGTTTATGAAGATGGTAAGATAGTTGTTAAATAACTGAAAGGTAAATATGTACGAAGATTTAAAAAGTAGAATAAAAAAACATGAGGGTTTTTTAGCCAAAGTTTATTTAGATTCACTTGGTAAAGCTACCATTGGCTATGGTCATTTGCTTACAGAAGAAGATGATTTTGTTGAAGGAGTTATCTATGACAAAGATATATTAGAAGCATTATTTGAAAAGGATTTTAATAAAGCTGTGCAAGGTGCTGAAGAGTTATTAAAAGATTATAATATTGCATTAGTGGCTAAAGAAGTAATTATTGAAATGGTATTTCAACTAGGAAAGACTGGTGTTTCTAAGTTCAAGAAAATGTTTGATGCTTTAAAGAATAATGATTATAGTAGAGCAGCTGCGGAAATGTTAAACTCAGCATGGTATAGACAAACACCAAGCAGATGCGAAGAGTTGTCAGAACTAATGAAGAGCTGTCATTAATATGTGGTGGAATATCATACCAACAGTAGTTAAAACTGGTGCTGAAATTTATAAGAATCATAAGCAATCAGAACTATTGGAATCAGAAGCTGAACGTAGATACTATGAACGTATGGCTAGAGGTGAAATAGAATACCAAAGAGATGTTTATGATCAGCAAGACAAATCCTGGAAAGATGAATTTGTTTTAATCATAGTATGTATTCCAATCATTGTATTATCTTATGCCATCATTAGTGATGATGTTAATATCAAATCTAAATTAGATTTATTCTTTGATTACTTTGGTAAGTTTCCTACTTGGTATCAATGGTTAATCGTTGGTATATTTTCCGCAATTTATGGTCTTAAGCCGACTTTAGATATATTTAAAAAATGAGTGATGATATAGTTACAATGTTTGCTCAGGCGTATTCTAAAAAAAAACCTACATTACTTGCACAACAAGGATCTAATGTTAAGATTAAACTAAAAAAGAAGAATGGCAAGAAAGCACCTAGAAAATAAACATATAAGAAAGCCACCAAAGAAACGAAGAGGCAGACATACTAAGCGTGTGAATAAACACAAGACATATAAAAAATATGTGGGTCAGGGTAGAGTATAGTTTATGAAAAAAGTCAAATGTATTTTTTGGTTATATACAGGATTCTGTTCTTTACTGAAACAGTGTAGATGTGCTACAATAAATGAAAATAGCTTTGTGGTTAAGATAAATGAAGACGACTACAACCCTTTTAGAGAGAAATTATAATGGTTAAAAAAATGTATCAAAATCCTAGTGGTGGATTGAATGAAGCTGGTAGAAAATATTTTAATAGAAAAGAAGGATCTAATCTTAAAGCTCCTGTAAAATCTGGAACTAATCCAAGACGAGTTTCTTTTGCTGCAAGGTTTGGAGGGATGAAAGGATCATTGCTTAGCAAGAGTGGTGAGCCTACTAGATTAAAGTTAGCACTTAAAGCCTGGGGATTTTCTAATAAGGAAGAAGCAAGAGCTTTTGCTGCAAGACATAAGAAGAGTTAGTCTTGGCTAAGAAAAAATTAATTTTAAAATCTTGTGGCTTCTGCCATATCTGTGGCAAAGAACACATGAGCAATGAAGGTGGTTGGGTTATTAATGCTGAACGATTAAACTTCTGTCATTCATTAGAGCATAGTTGCTATGAGATTTACTTTAATAATGTAAGAGCCGCACAGAAACAAAGTCTTGTCAATAACAATGAAAATGATAAACGTATGAATATGTACATTGAGTATTTAAAGAAACAAAAATGTAAACATAAATATCAGGGAGAAATGTAATGCCACTTAATGTTAAAGGTAAAAAGATTCTAGCAGCGATGCAAAAGGAATATGGTAAAGAAAAAGGTAAAGCTGTATTCTATGCGTCAGAGAATAAAGGAACTATTAAAGGTGTAAAGAAGAAAGGTAAGTCGCTACTATCATAATGGAATCTAAATATCACACAACCAAAGAAGGAAAGAAAGCTCGCAAAGGTTTATACTACAATATTAATCAGCGTAAGAAAGCTGGTACATCAAGATCTAAATCTGAATCTACAATTTCAAAGAAGGCTTATAAAAGTTTATTGTCAGGATTTGAGGATTAATTTTTAACATTATCCATCACATACTTATATCTATTCCAAATAATATTATCTGGTTTCCAGAAATGCTGCTTGTTAATTTTCATCTTAACATGGTGCATCATTGTAGTGTGATCTCTGTTACCAAGTAATACACCTATCTTTGTGAATGGCATATCATACTTATCTCTTAATACATTTATTAATATGGATCGTGCAATCACAGCAGACTGAACTCTAGTTTGTGCAATGATCTCATTTACATCTATGTTTAATTGATTGGCAACGATTGCAAGTATTTCTTTTACATTCTCAGGAACTACAACATCATTGATGGTTACATACTTAACCACTTCTTTAACGACTGTTTTCCTATGCCTAAAACTATTTCTAAAATATTCTCTTGCTAATTTATATCCAGTTCTAAATCCTGCACGATAAATTTTCTTTTCTCTTGGATCTAAGTTTGCAAAACTATTAAATGAATATCTTAATTTGATTTCACGTTTAAATTCTTTTGGTGTCATAGCTATCCCTTTCAGTTGTAAACAACTTCACGTTGTCTTTCGTTGTTATATCAATAATGACTTATGCCATTATCTTTTCTTTTGTCTGCTCAATTTTAAATATCAATCTTTTAGAATCATTTAGATTCTTTTGATACTTATGAAAGAACTCAAGAGCTTTACGATGTCGCATCTCTTGTAGATCTCTCATCTTTTGCAGACGAATCTTTAGTTTGTCCAACTAAATCATCCTTCTGTTTAATAGTTGTAAAAACTGTTTTGATATTAGAAATCTTAACATCAATCACTACACCTTTGGCAGCTGGATCTGATGCAACTTCAGCACTATCAAATTCTTCTGTATAAACAAAAGAACACTCACAGTTCTTATTGCGTATAAACTTTACCACTATTTATCCTTTTTGGCAATATAGTTCTTTTGTCTTAGTTGCTTAGTCATCTTGCAATAGATTGCTAGATCATCATAGCTATCAGCTTTGTATTTCTTGGTACATCTATATAGTTTTAATGCCATCATTAGATGACCAACATCTTCAGGTGTTAATGCTTGCTTTACTTTATCAAATAATACTATTGAGAATAGCTCAGCAAGTAATGCAAAGTTTTCCTCATAATCACCATACTCTTTGTGGCGATCTTCTATAATTTTTTTCTGTATCTTTTCTTCAATGTCAATGAAGTCTGATTTGTTTATCATATATAATATCCTTTTGTTGTTTTACTCTACCCCTAGGGACAACGAAAGGGTAGGCATGACTGCCTGATGAAACCCTAGGGATAGAATGAATAATAGTATTACCTATTATTAGTATTGTCTATTACCAAAAGATTTATTGTTGGCAAATGATTTCTTTTGAAATCCACCAGCTTTAAATCCAGGTTGTTTATTTGCTCCTGCTGTTGCTTGTGCGGCATCTTTTTTGGTTAAGATAATTGTGTATCCACCTGTTGGATTACCATCAATATCTGTTCCATCAAATCCGCAAAAATCAAACCATGATCCACCAATATTCACGTTCATTTTCCAATTCTTTCCCTCTGGAGCTTTTGGAGAATTAGGTGCTACTAATACTGGTTGGTTATCACCTGGTTTTTTGTTTAGGTTTGGGACAAGATTTAAATATATCTTGTCTTTGATCGGCTCGTTCATCTATACCTCATTTTGAGTTGTGATCTCATCACGCTTACTATTAAATTTATTTAAAATAGAATTGTAAGTGGATTGATCTTTTATTTTTATTTGATTTAGAAGATCTTTATTAGCACGCCACAGAAAATCTAACTTTGCTGTATGCGGTGCATAATGTACCTTCTTCATCAGTTCATTTATTGTATTAGTATCAGAACTTTCTGTTCCAATACTCTTTCCATTCATTGGCTGTACAGGAATATCTAATTCCTCATACTCTTCCTTTGAAGTTATATCTTCAAGAAGAATACCCATGAATGATAAAGCTCGTGATATTGCAAATGTTTCAGCAGAAGAAAGATAGCCTGGTTTATCTCGGTACTGCTTACTGAAACCAGTTGATATAATTCTTTCAGGATCATAACCCATAATTAAAGATTTAACTATGACATATCTGTCAGAGTGTTCTACAATCATAGTGTTGATTCCATATTCAGTACCAAAGACTTCTCTAAATGCTTTTACCTGACTCCATACTGATATACATTTTTTTCCATGCTGATTTAAATAGCTACCATAACTAGCAGCCAATTCATTTACTTGTTTTATTTTCTCTTTCATTGTTTCCTCTATATTGTTTTATAATTGCAAGTATATGCAAACACTTCCTTAGACTTGTAGTATATACCTGTCTTGTTTCTTGCTGTACTGAACCTACTTGTGTGTACATAAGTATGCTTATTAAACAAAGCATCACACAAACGAGGATCAATATTATCTACTTTATATTCGTATGAATGACTATAACCATTCATAAGAATTATTGTGAGTATAATTTTCATTTAGCAATTAAATAAACTAGCAATAAAAATATTGTTATTATTAAAAATATTTTAATAAACATATCTTTAAATAATTTATCCTCTCGTTTTTTTATCTCACGCATTATAGCATCATGTCTAAATTGTTGTCTAATCTTTTCATGTTGCTTATGATAATAATTTATATCCATAACTCTACACATTGTCCCATAGACTAGCTGCTTTGCGTACATATTCTTCTTGAATATCTTTCCACATGAAACCAGAAAAATCTGGTGGTGCAATTAACTTAGCCATCTCAAAAGGATTACCTTTACAAATATAAACTAAGTTCTGTCTGATCTTTGCTTTAATTAAATCCTGTTGAATTAAAAATTCCATGTACTCAGGAGTTAATAGATCGCAAGTGTCAGGTGTAAATACATTGTAGCTATCTTGATTAACATACAATAGGTGTGGAGTTTTCTTTGTACTGTACCAATAGAAAGCACATTGTTTTAAATGGTTGATGTCTGGTGTCTTAGGTAAATAACCTTTAACCCAAGAGAACCCAGCTTTAGTATCTGATTTTCTTTTTGATCTGTGCTTTGTTTTTAATTCAATAAATTTATTTTTAGAATCTTCGTAATCAATTCTGCCTATCTTAGGTAAAATTAATTCTTTAAATTTATGTGAGCAATATCTTTCGCTGGCAGATTCTTCACCTAAGCCAATGTCATTAACAGCTTTCACTGTTATCTTAATCATATCAACTAAATAATTTTTAGTATCTTCGTGTTGTTCTTTATCAGCTTCGTTGTGTGCTTGGTATTTATCATACTCTTTTAATTCTTCTTCTATGATTTGATCCAGAGATTTCTTTTCATTTAATATTTTTTTCTCAGCATCATACATATACTTAGATACAAATCTTTGCGAAGCTCTACCAATAGAAACTCCAGCAGTCATACGATAACTGATGTTCATTAATCTTCTATCTTCTTGAGTGAAGTGGCAGTATCTAACTAGCCAATCGCTATCTGTTAATGCTTCCTGAGATGGTGAGCTGTGATCTAAATTTAATTTTTTATAATATTGCAAAGCAATATCTTCATCTATATTTTTTATAGACGCAGTAGAATTATTTTTTGTTAAATCAATAACCATTTTAAACCTTTCATTGTTTAGATAACCAATACATATATTATTAATTTAAGTCAATGCAAAATAAAGATTGACTGTTAATAACTTTTATGGTTATTATTAATTTAACGAAAGATAAATCTAACGAAGGATATAAATGAAATACAATCAACAAATAAAACGACTACTTAAAAAGTATCATAGAATGTTTGATGCTTTTGGAAACAAAAGGAAAAAGAAATGACACTAAACGAGTACAAAGAAAAGCATAAACTTAGCAATAAAGATCTTGCAAAGTTAATAGGATTAACAGGTAAGAATCCTATCGTATCTGTGATTAGGTATTTAAAGTCAGAGAGAATACCTCATCCTA